TCAACTTAGTCTTACGCATATCACCGAGCTTTACTACAGTATTATCATCCTTCTCAGAACGATATCCTGGTAGATCGTTGTTGCCATCAAAAATTTCCATTACGTACATACAGTTATTTACCTTTAGATTCCGGCAGCTGGTGCTGGAGCTGGTGCTGCACCGCCTGCCTCTGGGCCTGCTCCTGGTGCTGCTGCACCCATGTCGCCCATGTCACCTTCGGGTGGTGGAGCAACAGCTTCTAAGTCTTGGCTAATGCCGCCTGGAGTTACACCCACACTACGTAAATCTGCGCCTGCTGCTGGGGCAGTTTCAACGTCACCTTGTTCTTCGTTCCATAGACGTTCATTGTCATTCATTTCTTGTTCACTTAAGCCCAAGAAACGTTCCATTAACCAACGCTTAGAGAAGTAAGGGTATGCTTCTAATTGAGTAAATGTTGCAATACGGGCTTGGTCAGCTTCTGCTTGACTGTAGCTCGCAAAGTTTTGTGGCTCTTCAAACACTAAATCAAACAAGCTGGAGTCGATATTAATACCTCTCCAACGCATAAACATCTTAAACTCTTGGTCTAATTTGTCTACTACCATTGACTGCAAACGCTTGCAATACTGGTTAAAGCGCCATTCTTGAATCAAAGCTGTACCAACTTTACCGTCGTTCATGCTTTGTGTTCCGTCTTCTAAGCCTGTTGGCAAATAGCTAGATGGAATACGCAAGCCACGGAATAGCTTGTTAGTAAAGAAGCGTAAGTCTGTGATTTCGCCTAAGTTCTGACCACCTGCTAGTGTATCAACACTAGATCCGCGGCCATCTGCTGTTACCGGGAAGAAGTAGTCTTCGTTTGTGCTCAATGGATTGTATGTGGCATCCATCATGTTACCACCGCCACCTGTTTGTGTAGGAATGCGGCGTTGTGCAATTTCGTTTTTAATACGATCAACAAACGCCATGGCCATGTGTGTTGGCATGTTACCTACGTCAATTTTAAATACGCGGCGCTCTGGAGCACGTTGTACACGGTAGATAATAATCGCATCTTCAAGTAACTCTTTTTGCTTAAACACCTTGAAAACGTTCTCTAATACACTGTTACCAAAAGGCCAAAATACGTCTAAGCCTTCTGTTAAACTGATGTGTACAACGTGTTCTGCGTTAATAACCGCTTCGTTTTGTTGATGCTGGAAACGTGACCCACCGCTAAATGGTGCGTTAGGCTGTGCATAGCTGCCACTTGGGCCACCAACTTGTGGATGATTACTGAATGTGTCGCTGGTACTAACTGCTGTGACTGTTAAGTTTTGGAAGTTAGGGTTCAAGTCTTTAACGATGTATTGCTCGGGCTTTTTGCCTTCTGCTTCGTTAACAATAACTTTAGTAACCTTGCTCATTTCAGTCCAGAACAACTTGAATGTTTCGGGATCGCGGATAAACACTTGATCGCCGTACTTGATAACGTTACGGAAAATCTTAAAGATGCGTTTGTTAAATTCGTTTAGAGCAACCCATTGCTGTAGCTGCTCTTTGATAATTTTTACTTCGTTGTCAGTGGGTTTATCTTTAAAGTGGATGTCAAATGCTGTGTTGTTTTCGTTGTTCTTCTGTGTTGAGAACTCTGCCAGAATGTCTAGTGCTGCATTAACTTCACTATCCATATCCATCTGTTCGTACTGGTTGTAACGCTCAATACGGTTTGGGTGCCCGATGTAAATTTCAGGCAATGTGCTTTGGTAATTGCGGTAGCCAGGATCAACGGCTCTGCCGTTGCCTAAAGGACTTACGTTTGATGGTAAGTTTGCTGATTTAAAATACTTTTTCCAAGTTGCCATTGTATATTCCGTGCGAATGTATATTTACCGCTTTAACTCATGTTGTGCATAAGTCTTTCAGTGTAGTCTCTATTATCGCCCATAATCTTAATAAGGTCATCTAGCTTTGAGTTTTGCTCTTTAATTAACTCGGCTACATCCCCAGACGGTGCTGCGGCAGTAGAATTGCCGCCCATGCCCATCATTTTCATTAGTTCATCAATGCCGTGTGTGCCAGCTTTTGGTGTGCCACTATCGGTTAATGGTAATACCAATTCTCTGTTGTGCAGCATTGCCATATATCCACTAGCAGGTCCTGTTGCAATACCACCTTCAGCAAAGTGACCGGCAACAGCTTCTCCGCCGGCTTTACCCGCTTTGCCACCGCCCCATCCGCCTAGTATACCACCAATAATACCACCAATAGCAGTTCCAACTAAAGGTACCACTGATCCTGCTATTGCCCCTGCTGCGGCTCCTGCTGCGGCGCCTGCAATACCGCCACCGGCTTCGCCAATTACACCGCCTTTGGCTTTTTTAGCGTCTTCGGCAGTAATTGTTCCTGCTGCTTCTTGTGCTTTAATGTCCTGGTAGTCACTAACGGCCATTACGCCGCCGGCGAGTGCGCCCACTGCTCCTGCACCTTTAGCCATACGTAGCAATCCACGTTTCCCCCCGGCCTTGCCCACTGCATCGGCTATTCCGCCACCACCAGCTGCACCGCCGCCTTTAGCAAGAGACATTAATGCCGGGACAATTTGAAGTAATGCCGCCCCGATTCCTAACATACTAGCTACCCAAGGAGGCATCGTTGCGCCAGTTAACCCTAAATCGGCCAACGCTTTTACAGATCCTTCGATGTCTTTGATAGTGTTGACAATTGCTTTCGAAAATTGAGGTAAGTTTTCTGCTGCAATGTCTTGCATCTTTAATGCAAAATTTTGTTGGACTTGCATTAAGTCAACGGCTTCATTTCCTTTAGTACCAGGTTTAGCTGTTTTGCCTTTTTCCAGTTCAGCAGCAATCTTGGCACGTTCTTCTTCTGTTTGGTTAAACTTTTGCATGTATTGGAAAGATGCATTTTGACTTGCGGCTGCGGCTTTTGCATCCTCGGACCCTGCTTGTGCTAACGCTTTGTTTGCCATAGCAGCATCGTGTGCTTCTTTTGCGTTTGCCTTTTGAATTTCTTGCTGTCTCTGAGCACTTAAAGATCCGTCCAATGCAGCTTTATACGACTGTTCATTTGCTTTTGCGATACCACTGTTAGTAGCTTCTGTGATAGCCAAATCCTTACTAACTAAGGTACCATAGATCATACGTTCACGGAATGCACGTTGTTGATCAGCACTCATGTTCATCATTGCTTCGTTGATCTTTTTACGTTCCGTTTCGTTCATGCCATCAAGCTGTTGGTTAAATGCTAATGTATCATTGTCTTGACGTAATTTATCTTGTTTTGCTTTAGTATCTTCACCTGTTAACGCTGATAGTATTTTTAAATTTTTGGCGTAGTCTTCTGTTTGCGCCGCAATTTCAGCTTGACTTGCTTTTAGTTTACCACTCGGACCAGCCATCATTGCCATAGTTTGGGCGTATGCATCGGCTTGCTGCTCCATATTCATTCCAAGAGCAAACATACCTTTGCGGGCCGACTCGCCGCCTGCTGCCATTGCGCCTGCTAACTTTTTAGAAGCTTCGCCTACGCCAATGCCCAACTTAGACAAAATATCTTTATTTGCACTAACAGACTTAGAGAATTGTTCTAAGGTCATACCAGCAGTAGTTGCTGTTTCGACCATTTTTAACATACCACCAGAGAACACTGCGCCGCTGTTATTCAACTCGCTAAAGCCAGCAATCATCTTCTGAGTCTGGGACAACATAAAGCCAATACCGGCTTTTGCCAACTCACTCACGCTGTTGCTTAAGAATCCTAACGCTGCACCTGCAACAGTAGCAGCTACACCAAACTTGCCCATTTTGCCGCCGGCACCTGCTGTGGCTGCGCCAAAATCTCCGAGAGCTTTTGCACCAACTTGTGTTGCTGCATTAGCCGTGTCGATGTTAGACGACATAAAGTCTGTTGCAACTTTAAGGGCATCACCGCCACCTAGTGCAGATTTAGCAGCACTTGTAAACGAGTTAGCAACTCCTTTAATAACAGTGCCGCCTAGCTCGCCCATGCTGGACTTAAAGATCTCGTTAACTTTTAGACGCGAGTTTTCTGCTTCTAAGTCTTGTTTCTCTTTAAGTAGCTGTGCTTTCTTTACTTTGTCAGAAGTTTTGTTTACTTCATCACGTAGTCTACCCAACTCTGCTTCAAAATCTTGTGCTGTTGTAGCACCTGCATTTAGTTTGTTCCGCAGGTTATCAATACCTGTCTTGGTATTGTCGTAACTCTTTTCCGTCTTTTTACGATATTCTTCTCTGCTTTTGGCTTCACGGGACCATGCATCACGCATGTCGTCGGCATTCTTCCCGAACAGCTTAGCCAGGTTCTTTAATGCTTCCTCGGACTGACCCATCGAGTTCTTTAAGTCCTCGGTCTTCTTATTAATTTCGTTTTCGTCAGCCATGTGGTTTTTTACCCATAAATATATACAATATCAATTATTTATGGGACTTAAACATGTCAAATTCTAGCAATCCACTTGCAAAACACTTTCGCCAACCTGCTTTGTACATTAAATTAACCAGCAAAGGCAAGTTCTGGCGTGAAGGAGCTTTAGAGCAGCCAGCCATTGGTGAAATCCCAGTGTACCCAATGACTGCCAAGGACGAGATTATTCTACGTACCCCAGACGCACTAGTTAACGGAACCAGCGTAGTTCAAGTTATTGAAAGCTGCTGCCCAAACGTTAAAGATGCGTGGGCCATGCCCAGCGTTGATGTAGACAGCACACTAATTGCTATCCGTATTGCCAGCTACGGCGAAAAGATGCCAATCAGCAGCAAGTGCCCACACTGTGGCGAAGAAAACGAATATGATCTAGACTTGAATCATATTTTGCGCCAAGTACAAATGCCAGATTACTCTACTCCTGTTAAAACAGATGACGGACTAGAGATTTACTTAAAGCCCATGGACTATGCTCATGTAAGCAGAGCAGGTGCTATTCAACTTGAAGAAGAAAAGCTAATTCAAGCACTCAGTGATCCGGACTTAGATGAAGAGATTCGCAAGTCAGAGTACGACAAGCATATCAAGAAAATGATTGATCTCAACTTAGATAACATCACAGGCTGCACTGACTTTATTATGGCAGACGGGGAAAAGGTAAGTGATGAAGGATTCATACGTGAGTATTACTCAAACGCAGAAGCAGAAGTTATGCGGGACATTCAGGCACGTATTGCCGAGTATAGTAAATCAGCAGGACTAAAGCCATATGACACAACATGTAGTGATTGCAGTAGTGATTTCCAAATGAATGTGGATTTCGATTACTCAAGTTTTTTCGCAAAAGGCTTTTGATACTAGATTACGAAGATAGCGTTTCATTGATTGAGCAACAGGAACGCGAATCAAAAGCCATCAAAGAAGAACTGCTTAGAATATGTTGGTACATGAGGGGTGGGATATCCTATGATGATGCTGCATTGCTAAGTCAGCAAGAGCGTACTATCATTGATAAGATCATTAAGGATAATATGGAAACTACTAAGAAATCAGGATTGCCATTCTTTTGATATTAGAAGTAATCCTTAAAGATGTACTACGTACATCTGTTGTTATCGCTATCGCTCAACAACATTATTAAATCAAGATAGTAAACTAAAAATTAATTTACTAACTTCATTTAATTAACACGCTTAAGCGAAACTAGTTTCATCCAGATTCCTTAGTCACACTTTGCCCGCACAGGGCAAAAATGATTTCATCCGAGTTCGGAATAGTCATTAGCGTTAAAGCTATAAAGTATTTCTACTTAACACAGGCGGTTGTCCGGTACCTGCTCACTTTGTTCTTATATCCAACGGCAGCTTAAAGTATATACGCTAACATATACGTTAAACCTGCTACATCGCTGTAGCGTCTTTTTAGCCTTTTTAACTCTATTCAAATAGCAAAACCGCGGCATTTAGAAGCGATCGTCGTCCTGTTAAGGATAGTTGCTAAGTGCTCTTGTACGGCGAAGAGTCTTCCATCCCTGCGACCCGAGGTCCAGTTATGCGGGCATCCGTTTTTTGACCGATGCTAGTCGTATACCGTATGATTAAATTTTGTTTATTATGTGGGAGCCATGGACACGGACTGATATTTGTCCGTTGTAATAATCTTTAGATTCAAGCACTTTGTGAGCAAATTGTTCTCTTGCCTCGATGTAGCTGCATTCTGCTTTACTTTTACAATAGAATAGGATTTCTCTTGTAAATTTGTCAGCACCTAATGCTTCAACATCTTTCTTTAGTTCATCGTTTGAGCCATAATATGTGCGCCAATCAGAATCCACTTTGCTGCGGATTTTCTTTTTCTTCTTGGTGCCGTTCTTGAGTTTTACTGTTTTAAGTGTTGTCTTAGAAAATTTTGCTAGTTTTTTGCCTATGTATTTGCGCCCTGATACTAGGTTGGTGATTAGATAAACGAACCCTATGCAATCTTCTGGTAGATTTTCGACCTGTGAGCTTTCAAATAACCATGTCATGCGGAGTTTTATAAATTATCTATGTACCAATAGTTATGCCTTTGTAATAGTTTCAAAATATTTTGCTATATCGTCTTGATCTAGCCAGTGCCATAATGAGAGTTTTTCGTATAGTTCGTTTGTATAGTGTTCGTTAGAGGGTTCTTGTAGTGCCTTGATGATTGCCTTGATTTCGCTGTCTATGTGTTCTTTAAATCTGTTTGGGTCCCGCGGATTACTAGGACCCGGAAAGGGTTCTGAAAATTGCCAATGTTTATATTGAATTAATAATCTGTGCTTAATATCTTCGGGTAAATTTTGGATCTGCATAAACGCAGGACGCACTAAAATATTAGTCATAACGTCCACTTTACGATCCACACACCAACGATATAAATCGTCTAAGGTATGTACACTTAAAGCACTAGGCACAGGACGTACTGTAACATAAACGTGTGCCTCTTTGCGATGTTTTAGGTAAGTTTCAATGTTATTTAGGACAGTTTCGTAGTCGGAGCCGCGCCTAATATAGTCATTTAGTGGGCCCATGCACTCTATACTAACACCTATATCAACGTGTCTGAATGCATTTAATTTCTCAATTAACGGCACATTCACTACAGTGCCGTTAGTAGTAAATCCTAAGTAGATGTCTGTTTTTCCGGCTAATAAAAGTCGGTCTATTAGTTCTTCGAACTTGGGATTTAGTAATGGCTCGCCGCCGATTAAATGTACAAATTCTAGGTTTGGCGTGCTGCAAACGTAGTTTACAACGTTTTCCCATGCAGTATTATCATCAGTCCAGTTCATTCTAGCAGAGCCGCTAAACAGTCCTTGCTTGATTTGTTCTACAGCAATTTTGCTACTGGCCATTGGTGTACACATTCTGCAAGCTAGATTACATTCATTGCCCAAGCTGATGTGAAAGCTGTTAGGGCGCATTGTGCTATGCCCTAGATTGTCTTCTGAGTACTTAAAAGCAGCGTAATCCGGGCTACGTGCAAAGGATTCTTCGAACTTAATAGGATGTATGCGGCTCTTCAAATTCTCTTTTAAACGCTTGCTGCTAGACCCTAGCTCTTCTTCTTTGTAGCACATGGCGCATAGCGGCTCGCTGTTACCTGCGAGTTTGTTTAATCTAGCATTACGTTGATGCTCACTGTTGACCCAATCCTCAATGCTCATCGTGTGAACATTGTACTTGGCTGCTTCTGGGGTGCGAGTAATAGTGTTTGGCTGTGCCCCGCAAGAATGGTAGGATCCATCTGCATTAATATGCACTTCGGTCCACGGTATATTACAAAATACTTTACTTACAGTCACGGCACTTTACCTTACATATTTCTAAGGGCATTGTTTCAATGCGAGTTATAAATTCGTCCCAAAGAGGATCAGTTAACACTTCGGCAATGGATCTAGTTTTAACGCTTAATCTATCTTTATACTTGTCGATAAAATCATTGTAGTAGTAGCCGCTGTTAAACCAAGGACATGGTTGTACAATGCCATCTACATTGATAAACAACTCTTTTTTCCACTGCAAACATTTGGCCCACTTATGCCCGTCAAATTTTATT